AAACTAAAACAACTTGAAAACTTCCCAACGGGAGACTCCGTAAGAACTGTATTTGCTTGTTTACTTAATTGTAAATCTCCCGAAGAAGTACCTAACTTTATGTCCGAAGAGGTTGATAAATATCATGATAAGTTAGTATCGTGGTTGGATGAAAATAATTACCAATATGTAGAAATGTCTATTGATGATTTTATGACTTCTGAATTTATATCTAGTGGTTATTGTGGAATATCAGGTAAAAGCCCTAGAGGCGATTGGGATCATTTAGTAGTGGGTGAAGTTGTACTACGAAAAGAAGAAGGTAAAACTTTTAGAGATTTATATTTTAGACATGACACATCACCTCACCATGATGGAACTTATATAATAGGTGAACCTAAAACGGTCAGTTTCTTGGCGAGAAAATTATGAGTAGCATAGACTTATTCAAAGATATAGATCATAATGCAGTATGTGAAGTACTCAACGTAAAACCTAATTATGGATATACTCTAAAAAGAACACAACCTGAAAAATATGAATGTGTCGCTAGAGGTTTGTTAGTTCAAGATGTTGATATAGATAATTTAGTATTAATATTACAGTTACTAGAGAATGTAACAGACAACATTGAAACCAATATAAAAAATCACCACTTAAAACTAAGAGCATATAATATGGGTAGGAATAAATAATGGGCGTTAATGATAAACTACCTAAAAAAAGAACCACATTAGCTAAATACATGAGGCTCAATGACGACTTAGTTGTACATCAAGATAAAGTATTCATGTTAGAAAAAGGCACAATACTAATATTAGAAGACGAACTAGCAAAACTTTTTAAAGTATCTAAGCGTATGGTGCAGAATTATAAAGAGAAGGGGTTAGAACACCACAAGTCTAGTGTAAAAGGTGCAATAGTATATGACTTAGTGTACGCTATGAAATGGTACTACGCTGTAACAGAGAAAACTATAGAGACAGAACAAAAAGCACCACCTATAAGAGATTCTGGTCAAGAGATAAATATGAAGATGTTAATGCTAGACCATGATATAAAAACACAAAAACTTTCAACCGATAAACTTAAACATAAAGAGCTATCTAAGACATTGGTTAAGGCTGAAGATTTAGATAGGTCTATGGCAGAACAGGCAGTATTGCATAAAACATATTACATAGATGATTTAGAATTACTACCTGTTGCTTTAGATGGTATGAATAAAGATCACATTAGTAAATTTCTGAGTGAACATTATAAAGTACGTATTGAAAATGCTCAGAGTTTTGTCCAAAAAACTTTTAAGCTACCAAACCACTTATACACAAAAGTAATGGAGTTTATAAATGAGCCATAAACCTTTAACTTATATAGGCGATAGAACTATAGATGCTTATGTATGGCAAGTTCCACTAACTACAGTTGAATGGTCTGAGAGAAATGTTAGATTAAATGCAGATACATCACCAATTGTAGGTATGTTAAATTTAAAATACTCACCTCACCTTATTGAGATGTTTAATGACTATGATACATATGGTAAATGGAAGTTTATCGGTGAGTTTTCAACTCAGTGTGGTAAGACATTATACCTACAATGTTGTATGGCATCTAAGCTTGATAGAAAACCTACAAAACTACAATGGGCTATCCCAAATGAAAATGCTGTTGCCGATTACATCGTAGATAAGATTGACCCTTTTATAAAAGGTGTTGCTTCACTGAGTTTAAAAGTTGAAGATCATCAACAAAAAGAAAAAGCAAGAATAAAACGTACAAGAATAAAGGTAGCTGGTGGCGATTGTGTCTTCACAGGTACTTCAGCATCATCTAAGCGTTCTAAGACCGTAAAAGAGCTATTTATGGACGAAGCAGACCTATTTGAAGATGGAGCTATGATTGAGCTTGAAGGTAGAACCAAATCTTATGAAATGTTCGGTAGAAAAGTATTAGCAACCTCATCAAAGAAACATCCTAAAGGTGAGATACATAAAGCTGGTGAATCTTGTGAAACTCATAAAGAATGGCACACTACTTGCAATAAATGTGGTCATCATTGGTTAGCTGGTTCTAAAGATTTAAAATGGGAAACTATTAAAGATTACATGAAACGACTATCATTAACTGAAGCAACATTTAGACACTCTGATTATAAACTCTCAGCAATCAAAGATGTTTATGTAGAATGTCCTGATTGTAAGTATCATTTAACTACTCAAAATAAAAACCAGAACATAATCAACGGAGCATATAAATTTTATATTACTCGTGGTACACAAGAGGGTAAATCTGTTAAATATAAAGGTAATGCTCTTGCTATGTACTTCACAACATTTGAAACTATCGCAGCACTTACTATAGATGCTGAAGCTGAGGGTACATTAGATGATATGAAGCAGATATATCTTGATTATTTCAACGAAATATACGAACAAAACACTGAAACAGTGGATAAAAACGACATATTATTGCTTTCTAACAAGCTTTCAGCTATGGAAATACCTGAAGATACGTATAAACTTTACCTCACTATAGATACACAAAAGACGGGTTTTTGGTTCAAAGTTACTGCATTTGAGTACGGTATGCGTATGCACACTATACATCATGGTTTTGTAGAGACTTTTGACGAATTAGAGCTACTTATGGGCTATAGATTCAAAGATAAGCACGATAAGATATACATTGTTGATAAAACTCTTATAGATAGAATGGGTATCAAAGAACGTACTGTAGAAGTTGATGCTTGGATTGAAGATATGATAGTTAATAACGGTATGGAAGGTATGTTATATCCGTCTATGGGTATTCAAGGTGATGCGTCTGGTCGTCTATGGTACTATTCAACATTGACAAAAGATATTACTACAGGTGAACGTAGAAAAACTCCTGTTGAAGCTGTTAAATTAAATAATACTTTGTTAAAAAATGAGCTTCAAAATTATATTGATAGAGGTGTGAAGAAAGCTAAAAAAGAAGAGGGGTACGAAACAGCACACGCTAGATTATTTTTTATAAATGAGGACATTGTACGTAACGCTGAGAATAGAGAACAAAGCATTTCAGTGGATTATGAGCGTCAGATGACAAGCGAAAATTTTGTTTTTTACACAAATCCAAAAACTGGTAAAACAGATATAGTAGAGACTTGGCAGAAAAGACACAATACTATTGATAATCACTTATGGGATTGTAGTGTTGCTGCTATGGCTTGTTCTTTAATGGATAATGTAAGTTTGGCTCAGAAACCTGAAGAGAATGATTTTGAAGATGCTATGAAGATGTTACCTATCTAAATTAAGAACATCATATTTAAAAAGCTCAGTATTCCCTGAGTGTAATAATTTAACACCATCCCATTTAGCGTATGAAAATTCATTTAATATTTTTTGCTCTTTGGTATACGCATCAAAACCATCAATAAATAACCACTGCTTTAATACGGTTATTTTTTCTAAATCAGATAAATCGTAACGTGAATTAACATCTCTATTTGTAATGCCTATTTTATAAGCTTGACCTCTATTGATAGATAAATAATAGAGCGTTGCTGGTTTATTAGAATTAAAACCACTAGATTTATTAATAAGACTACAACGTTGACATCCAACTTTACTATTCATATGATCATTAGCTTTTTGTACAAACCAACCATGTATTTTACATTTAATATCAATGTTTGATCTCATACCATTATATTCACCGTATTGATATTTACAATTATGTATAATATTAGCTTTCTGTACAAAATGGGAGTGTGGTAGTTTTGTTTTTTGAGAACCAACACGTTGACCACACAACTTACAACCACGACCTTTAAGTAAAGAACCTAACGTTATGGTAAATAAACCATGTTCCTTACAAATAACATCAACTGAATCTCTAACAGGCGTAGGTTTTGTAACATATGAAAAATCATAGTTAGGGTGCTTTGATTGTAATTTAGATAATAATATAGGTAACGAGGTGATTAGTGACTCTTTATAACACAGCTTACAACCCACCCCATTATTGTGTAATGAAGCCTTGAGTGTGAAACCGCCATGTACAGGACATATAACGTATATATTGAACCTCTTACCTCGATATATAGTTTTACTATAATCATATTTATTGTTAAATAGCATATTGTAAGAGGTTTCAAGAGTTTTAAAGAAATTTATTGTATTTTTATTTGTAATGTTGTTATGTAGTTGCATAATATGTACCTATTTATGGGGTTATAGGTTTTACAAAATATCTCAGTTGATATTTTAAGGCTCAATTCTCAAATAAATTAAGTCCGTATATGTAAGTATATCATAATTTATGATACAATTACACAAAAAGGTTTTTCTTATGGCAGTAAAAGATGATGAAATAACTAGATTAACTGAGGAACTTACAACTGTAGAAGCTTCTATAAAGAATATAATTGAAACTGGTCAAAATTTTCGCAAGGGCGGGAGTATGGGTTTCGCAGTCGAACAAGTCAAGTTAGCTGAACTTAGAAAAGAACGCACACAACTTAGAGCTAAACTTGCAACATGGGAGCTTTACTAATGACATCATTTAATATATACACAACAATAGATTACTTATTTAATAAATTTGGATATACGAAAGCGGCTGGTTTAGATATTGTAAAAAACGAACCTATAACTGATGATGATATAGAACGCATAGATATTGATTTTGCTAGAAAAACTAGAGAAGTTGTACGTTGGTTAGATGCAAATGGTACAGATATTGGTGCTGTTGTAAACTCAGATATTTTTGGTATTATTGGTTCTGGTGTAAATATACAGAGTAGAATAAAAGATAAACCAGAACTTAATGAGAGTATTGAAGACTATATAGAAGAATGGTCTGAAAAAGGTAATTGTGATACCACACGTAGATTTCATTTCAATTCAGCATTACGAGCTATGGTTAGATTTAATGTAAAAGATGGTGGTTTTTTACTAAAACATCATGTTAATCCTGATTGGGATATTCCTTATAGATTTGAACTTATCGAAGTTGGTATGATAGACATCTCTAAAGATGACCATAAAAACAATCTATTAAATGGTTTACAAAAAGACAAATATGGTGCAATAACGGGTATATATGTTTACACAGATCAAGATAGAGATAAATCTACGTTAGTTGATTATACAGATTTAATTTTTTACTCACCTGTTTGGATTTCTATTTCACAATATACTGCCGTTTCAAAACTATCATCAATTTTACCTACTATAGATAAGATGGATAGATATACTGATGCTGAATTGCAGAAAGTTACAGAGGATGCTAAAGCTGGACGTTACTGGCGAACTGGACTTTTTGATGAAATTTTAAAAATAGTAAAAGCACAAAAAGATGAAACTACGAGAAAAGTACAATTAAGCACATTAATGCAAACTATATCTGAAAAGGGTATAAAACCATCAGGATTAACTGCTATCCCACTAGGGGATGATGTTGTTAAAACTGAAAATCTTTCAGCGTCAATATATCCTAATCTGAACAAAGCACTTAAACAAAATATGTCTGCTAGTCAAGGACTATCTTCACAAGTAGTTTATCAAGATGCAAGTGATTCTAATTATTCATCTATAAAAGCTATGATGGCATTTGCTCAAATCAAATGGAACTCAGATTTTGATGATTTATATGCAGAGGTAATTAAACCTATATTAAAACGTGTAGTAATGGCTGGTGTAACAAAAGGTACATTAAAAATATCAGACTTTTTTACTAACCCTAGAAAATACTTAAAATTTGAAACTATGCGTGTTACTGAGATAGATATTGAACCATCAAAAACAGCACAAGCAGATGAGAAGAAGTTAGCTAATGGAACAACATCTAAACGTGAGATATGTCGTAGAAGAGGTCGTAATTATGAAGATGTATTGCGAGAACAACTAGAAGATGAAAAACTAGAGATAGATATGCGTAAAGAACTTGGTGTTGAAATTGTAGAAGAAGCAAATGATGACATTAACGACTGAATATCTTGATATACCTAGTGGCAAAACTTGGACTAAAGTGGATAATGTAGACACAGCATTCTCTATCCAAAATACGGCTGAGGTATTAATGGAATATTCATTTACAGATGCTATAAAACAAGGCTCATATTTAACTCCATATACAGTAATTGG